GGAGTTTTAAACTCCAAAGTTATTATCTAATGTCATTAAAATTAGGTACCTTGTTATCTTTGATACACTCTATATACATATTGTGTATTTTTGATTCAAGGCTTTGTTGACTTTCGCTAACAACCTCCTCTTTAAGATATCAGAATAAATTTTGATTTAGAGATTCAATCTCTTCTTGAAATTTATCCTGCCATCTTTTCAGTCCCACATACTCTGTTTTGTATGTTACACTTGGTGTTGTGGCTCGCGCCATACCCCAGATGTGACTTACAAGACTTTGCTGAACTAAAGGCTCTTTTTCTAGAGAATCTTTCTCTTTTTGAAGTTCCTTAATATACTCAGCAAACGAGCTCTTCCATAACTTATCCATGAATATTAGGCTTTTACGATCTAATCTTTTAGCCAATATTCCGTCTAAGTTCTGGAGTCTAAAGTCACCTACTAACTCAACTAATGATAAATTATTATCAATATATGAGTTTATAAGTGTCTCTAACCTTTCCACATGGTTTTTGAATCCATGTATCATTGGTCAGAGTTTAACCAAGTCTTTACCATAATGCTCAAGATTTTGAACATTTAGATATTGATTTGATATTTCTTTAGATAAGCTCAAAGAGTGCGATACCATTCCATGACTAAGAATCTCCTTTAATTTTAAAGGAATTAAATTCTCAGGTCATACTACGAATTCATCTATTTTACCAAACTTATTGATTAAATAATTTCTTATTTCTTCATAAGTTAATAAGTTAAATGAATAACGTATTGAATGGTGAAAGTCATATAATTCTCTTTTAATGGTATTAGAAGATTTCCTTCTTTTACCAATTAAAAGTTTATTATATAACTCTCCAATCAAAACTAGTAAATCTACGTCTAAGGAAGGTCTTCTATTTAGATAATTAAAGATATGCATGTAAACAACATGTATACTTTTAATATTTGATAGAATACCTTTAAGACTCAATCCACTAATTTCTTTACCTCCTTTAATTCATCTCTTTGCAAATTCATATGTATCTTTCGAAACATGTGTCTTCTGCATTGAAATGTCGACACCTCATCTTGTCATAAGGTTTATATAGATTTGGGCTACTCTGTTGTTTTTTATAACAATATCGTCTCCCAAGATAATATAATCCTTAAATTCATCGATACCTGCCTTTTTGGCAGCTCAATGAACGACTAGATGATGTGTTAAGGTAAAGGCTGCTCAACTTGTATAAGCTCCCATAGGTTGTCCGACTGAATATCTATATTCTTTGTCTTCAAACTTATAGTCTCTTTCTACAAGTAGATTTCTTCAGTTTTCAGCAAACTTATAATCATTATATAATAATGATAATAATTTTTGTTGTAAAACTATAGGAAATCTGTCTGTTGCAGCTGAAAGATCTAGTGAGTAGTAATTTTCATTTGTAGATGATCAATTGTGAAATGGATCTTGAGTAAAGGTCCTATCACATTCCAATTTTCTCAAGCAATTAAGAAGTTGGTTGTGAATAGGTTTTAAGATAAATTGTGTGGTATAATCTACCATTGCAATTACTCTTTCCTTTAGTTCAGGATCATGAACAATTGATAACTTACCTAGTGAATTCTTTTTAGAATCTATAAGGTGTGAGTAATCAATTACTATTTTTGTATAGTAATTACTCAAGTTATTAAAATAACTACCCGATAGATATCTAATGTACTCTAATGTTTTAACATTATGAGATGCAATAGATCACATACTTGAAACTGAAGCTTTCCCATTAGGGGATCCCTTCAATGACAAGTAATGGTCTAAATTAGAATACACTGGTTTAGATAAAGATAAATCAAATTTAGCAATGAATGATTCTATAAAGTACTTTGGAATTGTATATTCCTTTCCTTTATATGGATCGGTAATTGTTGAAGTTGATACTTTCCTAGCTTTAGTTTCATTTTTATTTGGAACTAAGCTTCTGGTATATGACAGAATTGTCAATACAAGATCCGGGTTTGTTTTACTTAATTTCTTAAGATAAACAAATCTAGTAGGAAAGTAATCTTTATCTAATGAAACGTTTGATGAGTTTGATTTTAATGGTTTACCACATATATATCGAGTAATATGAAGTTTAACACACTTCATATACTTGATTGTGTATGCCAAACCATTCTTTTCTCTCATCCCATCTACAAAGTTTAAGAAGGTGTTAACTAATTGTGAACAATCCAATTTAAATAACTTAGATAATAATCTTTCTAAGATTACTTTATTTTGTGTTTTCATAATTTAGTTAATTCTTTTTAATTAAGTATAAGATTACTCTTATTACTGTATTGGTGTCCGCTTAAACTGGCAATATCGTCCAGTGTTAAGTACGGGGGGCCTTGAGTTTGAGAACATCAGCTTGAACCTTGGTTCCCTGTTTAGGTTAATTCAATACAATAGTATATTGAGTCTAAACTTCATTCTAGATGGATTTACTAGAATATAGGACATATATTTAAAAAATATATGTGGGTTTAACCCCTATTTTTCTTTCACGT